TTACTCTCAAATACACTAACGAACGGTCTAGATTTGTATCTTTTAGAAGATTCAACAACTAGATAAACAACTGTACTATTAACTTTGTTATCATTTGTAGCCATATTCTTTCCTCCTTTCATGTATGGTACAATACCATACTAAAATCTATATACAAGAACTATTTTAACTAATGTGACCATTTTGGGTTTTTTATAAGTGTTGCATAAAAGACACTATGCAGAAACCGCATAGCTCCCCGATACTGGGTGGAGGGCGGGGCAAGCACGCCCCCTAACCCCACCAACATAAATAAAAATAATAGAGGTACCAACACGATTTGATAATTTGAACTTTTTAAAAATATAAATTATACATACTACAAAAGGGATCCTAGTATATCGTATATAGTGTAAGTTTTAGTTATAAACGACGAGGAAAAACTTTTTGGTTCCATATGAGCATAGACATAGAAAAATTTGATAAATTACCTGACGCTGTCAAAAAAGAATTTCAAAAAACATTATTACAATGGCAAGAAAAATTAAAAATAGAAAAGTGTCAAAAAAACTTTTTATCTTTTGTAAAGCATGTTTGGCCTGATTTTATTGAAGGCTACCATCATAAGGAAGTTGCAAAAAAATTTAACGAGATTGCAGAGGGTAAATTAAAAAGATTAATTATAAATATGCCACCAAGGCATACTAAATCAGAGTTTGCATCTGTATACCTTCCTGCTTTTATGGTCGGTGTAAATCCTAAATTAAAAATAATTCAAACAACTCACACTTCTGAACTAGCTATTCTATTTGGTAGAAAAGCAAAAAACGTTATTGATTCTCCTGAATACAATGAAATATTTGAAACAAGACTACAAGAAGATTCAAAGGCTGCTGGTAAATGGCAGACAGCACAGGGTGGTGAATATTATGCTGCTGGTGTAGGTGGTGCGATTACAGGTCGTGGTGCAGATTTATTAATTATTGATGACCCACATTCAGAGCAAACTGTTTTGTCTAAAGATTCTTTTGAACGTGCATACGAGTGGTATACATCAGGCCCCCGACAACGTTTACAGCCTGGTGGTTCGATAATCGTGGTTATGACACGTTGGAGTAAAAATGATTTAACTGGTCAATTGTTAAAAGCACAATCAGGTAAAAATTCTGATCAGTGGGAGATAATAGAGTTTCCTGCTATAATGCCATCAGGTCGTTCACTGTGGCCAGGTTATTGGGAGAAAGAAGAATTAGAAAAAGTTAAATCATCACTTAGTTTAAAAAAATGGAATGCACAATGGATGCAAAATCCTACATCAGAAGAGGGTGCAATATTGAAACGAGAGTGGTGGAGAGATTGGGAGAAAGAAGAGTTACCTCCATTAGAACATGTAATACAATCTTACGATACAGCTTTCTTGAAAAAAGAAACAGCCGATTACAGTGCTATTACAACATGGGGTGTGTTTTCGTTAGAGGATAAAGGCAAACAATTAATATTAGTAGATAGCCTAAAAGGCAGGTATGAGTTCCCTGAACTACGTAGACTTGCACTAGAACAGTATAAATATTGGCAACCTGAAACAGTAATTATTGAATCTAAAGCATCAGGATTACCTTTAACTTTTGAATTGAGAAGAATGGGAATACCAGTTGTTACCTTTACACCAAGCAAAGGAAATGATAAACATGCGAGAGTAAACTCAGTTGCGCCACTATTTGAGAGCGGTTGTGTCTGGGCTCCAAAACGAGAAGAGTGGGCTCAAGAGGTTATCGAAGAATGTGCCTCTTTTCCTTTTGGTGAAAACGACGATTTGGTAGATAGCACGACACAAGCTGTCAAACGATTTAGGGAAGGTGGACTTATCAATCACCCTGAAGATTATGAAGATAATGCTTTACCTTCGTCAAAACATATTTATTATTGATGGTAAAAAAATTAACAAATACAGTCCCACCTAAATCTGGGCCAACACCACAAGGGTTGAATGTTCCATTGAAACAAGTTAAAACCGTAAGATTGGAGAAAATTAATGGCAGAAATAGACAAAGCGCTTCCAAACGAAATAGTAAAAACTATTGAGATAGAAAAACCAGAGGATGCAGCTGTAGAGATTCAACAAGAACAAGAATCTATACCAACACCAGGTGAAGTATCAGTTACAGAAAAAGAAGATGGTGGAGCAGAAGTAAACTTTGAACCAGGTGCAGTTAACCAACCAAACACAGAAGATCACTTTGATAACCTAGCAGAAATTTTACCAGAAGAAGTATTACAGCCATTAGGTTCAGAATTAAATAAACAGTATTCAGATTACAGAGCATCAAGATCAGATTGGGAAAAATCTTACATAGAAGGTTTAGATCTTTTAGGATTTAAATTTAACAACAGAAGCGAACCTTTCAAAGGTGCATCAGGTGTAACACACCCAGTTCTTGCAGAAGCAGTTACACAATTTCAAGCACAAGCGTACAAAGAATTACTACCAGCAGATGGCCCAGTTAGAACTAGAATTATTGGTTCTATAACTGCACAACGTGAAGAGCAATCACAAAGAGTTCAAGAGTTTATGAATTATCAACTCATGTACAAGATGAAAGAGTACGAGCCAGAGTTTGATCAAATGCTTTTTTATTTACCGTTAAGTGGATCAGCATTTAAAAAAGTTTACTACGATGATTTACTAGGCAGAGCAGTTTCTAAATTTGTACCTGCCGATGATTTAGTTGTTCCTTATTCAGCTACATCGTTAGATGATGCAGAAGCAGTTATGCATGTTATAAAAATTTCTGAAAACGATTTACGTAAACAACAAGTTGCAGGTTTCTATAGAGACGTAGAATTACCAGATACATATAATCAAGAAACAGAAGTTGATAAAAAAGAAAAAGAACTTGCAGGTGAAAGAAGAACTACAAACGAAAGTATTTATACTTTGATTGAGTGCCATGTTAATTTAGACTTAGAGGGATTCGAAGATAGATTAGATGATGGAACACTAACAGGAATCAAACTTCCATACATCGTAACAATAGAAGAAGCATCAAGACAAGTTTTATCTATTAGAAGAAACTATCAACCAAACGATAATCTTAAAAAGAAAATATCTTATTTTGTACATTTCAAATTTTTACCAGGACTTGGTTTCTATGGTTTTGGTTTGATACACATGATTGGTGGTTTATCTAGAACTGCAACACAAGCATTAAGACAATTATTAGATGCTGGAACTTTATCGAATCTACCCGCAGGATTTAAGATGCGTGGTATTAGAATCAGAGACGATGCACAATCAATACAACCAGGTGAGTTTAGAGATGTAGATGCACCAGGTGGTAACTTGAGAGAAGCGTTTATGACTTTACCTTTCAAAGAACCATCAACCACGCTCCTCCAACTTATGGGTATTGTTGTACAAGCAGGTCAACGATTCGCGAGTATTGCAGATATGCAAGTTGGTGATGGTAATCAAAGAAGTGCAGTGGGTACAACTATGGCATTATTAGAACGTGGTTCGCGGGTCATGTCAGCTATTCACAAAAGAATGTACGTTGGTTTAAAACAAGAGTTTGAATTATTAGGTAAATGTTTTGCAACATACTTACCAGGATCTTATCCGTATGACGTGGTCGGTGGTTCGAGGTTTGTTAAGATGCAAGACTTTAACGAGAATGTAGATATACTTCCTGTTGCTGATCCAAACATATTTTCACAAACACAAAGAATAACATTAGCACAAACAGAATTACAATTAGCTAGTTCACAACCACAAATGCATAATCTATACAATGCATATCGTCAAATGTATGAAGCATTAGGTGTAAAAAATATAGATCGTATTTTACCAAGACCTGCTCCTCAAGGGCCAAAAGATCCTGCATTAGAACACATTGATGCGTTATCAAACAAACCTTTCAAAGCGATGCGTGGTCAAGATCATAGAGCGCATATGACAGCACACTTACAATTCATGTCTACTAATATTGCAAGAAATAATCCTATGGTTATGGCTGCATTAGATAAAAATATTTTAGAGCACATAAGTTTGATGGCTCAAGAACAAGTAGAATTAGAATATGCAGATAGAATGCAGATGTTACAAAAAGATACTGCACTAATGCAGAAGTTTGAAGCGGACAAAGCTAAAATTGTTGCAGAGATTATGAGTGACTTTGCAGAAGAAGAGAAGAAAATTACATCACAATTTGATAATGATCCTATAGCTAAGTTAAGATCTAGAGAATTAGACATCAGACAGATGGAAAACTTTAGAAGAGGTCAGGATGATAAGAGCAGATTAGAGTTAGATAGACTAAAAACTTTACTCAACCAAATAAATCAAGAAGAAAAACGTGAACAGAACGAAGAGTTAGCAAATTTAAGGGCGGATACCTCCATAGAAAA